AAGTTACTAAGAAGCAGTAAATAAGGATAGTATATAACTTTTTATACTATTATATAGATTTATATACTTTATATAAATTTATATTTCTTTGCTATTATAGTAAAAGGACTTGAAAGGTATATAGTTCAAGGGTCAGAAAATGGTAAACCTTATGTTATAATTTCATCTGGTGAGAAAAGAATAGGTAAAGAATATTTTAAAGACTTAAAAGATGAGGATTATTTCAAATCAGAAAAAGATGCTAAAAAATATATCAACGAAGGATTTTTTAGTAAAGAAAAAGATGAAGATTAGGATTTTGCAGAATCAGTAATAATCATGGCACTAAAGAACCTAGGGAAAAAACCTAAAGGAAAGTTAAAAGATAAGACAAGTTCTATGTTAGATGCTACTATTAATATGTGGCAATTTATTGATAGTGAATTCTCTTATGAAGATAAAATTAAACTCAGAAATTTTTTAAATAGATATAAATTCAAACAAAACCCTGCTGCTCCTGTAGATGATATAGAAGGAACATTTACAGTTGACGGCACGGAATTTTACTTTAGTGCTTCAGATTATTTTAATAAAAAAGGTGATGGAAAAGCATATATGAGAATATATAAGATTAAATAAAAAAAAAGGAAAGAACATGAAAGCAATAATAGGATTAATAACAGGAATTGCAGGTATTATAGGAATAATAGGTTCAGTAATAGCAATGAGATATTGGTTACTTACTGTTGTAATTATGACTATATTAAAATTAACAGGAGTGGTGTTAATGCCTTGGTTCACTGGACCACTAACAGCGGGAGCGATTAGCACGGGATTATTTATGTTGCTTGGTGGCTTAGTGATGATGGCAATTAGTTTTGCCATCACTGCTATCGCTGCTACTTTGATAGAGACACAGAATTAAAGATGAAGATTGATTTTATATCTGACATTCACATAGATTTCTGGATAAAAGAAAAGGACATTTCAAAACTGAAGTTCAGCATTCAGTTGCAGAATTTCATAGAAAATATCTTAATGCCTGCCGATAAAGATTATAAGCCAGGAGAGATTCTGATCATTGCTGGAGATTTGTGTCATTATAACAATCAAACAAAAGAGCTTCTTTTGGAACTTAAAAAATATTATAAAAATATTATATTAACATGGGGTAACCATGATATGTACCTTGTATCAAATGGGCAGATTTCAAAATATGACTCAAAATCAGAAAATCGTTTAGTAGAGTTAAAAGAAATTTGTGAAGAGTTAGAAGCGCATTATTTAGATGGAAATGTTGTTGAAATTAATGGTGTAAAATTTGGCGGAACTGGTTCGTGGTATAATCTAACAACTGAATGGGAATTGGATACTTGGAATAGAGTAATGAATGATAGTAATCTTATTTATAATGGTGTAAGTTATCAGAGTTATGGAATGTACCAAAGTTATTCTCGTCCAAGTAACAATTGGGACCCGGTAAAATTCTATGATTTAGAAAAAGCTAAGCTTATTAAAATTGCAGAAGAAGGTTGTGATGTTTTTATTACTCATATTGCTTTGCATGAACCAGATGAAAGTGAAGGAATGGCCGGAGAATATCTTAATCAAAAAGAGAACATTTTTTATTATACTGATAATGAGGAGATTCTTAAAAAAAGTGGATGTAGTGTGCATATTTTTGGTCATACCCATCAATCTTTAGACTTTAATATGGATGGAATTAGAATGATTTGCAACCCTTTAGGATATCCTACTAATAATACTTATAATGTTATTAAACAAATAGAATTTATTAGTTAGTGGAAACACAGAGTTGTTTAGTAAAGATATAATAATGATACAAGTTATTTTGCCTTAAAATCTAATTGTTGGAAATAAAGTAAGATTTTAAGCTCAATCTAACAATTATTTGGTTATAATTAATATATAAATAAGAGAAAAACTGGAGGATTAATATGGAAGTAATTAGAAATTTTAGAGATATAGTAAATGAAGAGGTTGGTTTTAAGGAAGCAAGGGTAATTTCTCTTGACTTATTATCAAGATTATCATATATTCAAGCAATCATGAGAGGTGAATATACTTTTGAAAGTAATATGAATAATACAATAAAGGGTGAGGTTAATGGAACAACAGCAACTGCTTATATTTCTGAAAGCTTTAATGTAACATTCTGGTATGAGAGTTATGATAAAGCAAATAAGGTAGAAATAACTTTTGAAATTGATATGAGTGTATGGTATAATTATTATGCAGACGAAAAAGAAAAACATTATAAAAAAGAAATAAATAAATCTTTTAATATATATAATGCTAAATTAGTTTCACTGAAACTAAATGGCTCTGAATTCAAGCTTGATAAAAAAACAAAAGAATTGGCACTTAATACTTTAAGGAATTCAAAATTACAAACAAAAGGCAAAAGAGCATTAGAAGAACTAATGACTTCAATAGAGAAAAAAATAAAAATTCCTTCAAAAGAGGAAACATTAAAATTCCCTGAAATTAGTAAAGCTGTTACTAAAGCAAAAGAGAATTATGTTAAAGAAGAAGCCGAAAAACTCAAAAAGAAAAATAAAGAAGAATATGAACGTCAAGCTCTTGAAGTAAGAATAGCAAAAAAAGAAAAAGTTAAAGCAAGTCAAGTTGCTGCAGCAAATGATACAACATATATAGTATTTGCTAAAGAAGGTTTTGATAAAAAAGAAGCCAGAAATCTTGCAAGAAGTTATGACTGCGAAACTTGGGCTATTGATAGAGGGTATAGAGAGGCAGAGGAAAGAAATGAGAGAATTATTAAGGCAATGGGAGAATTAGGAAATGGAACTTTCCATTATGTTACTCATCCTGGTGGAAATAAAAGTGAGATGGAAATTAAATTTTAAGGAAACAAAATGAGCATTTGGTGTATCTCGGATGTGCATGGTTGTTATCTTACAATGTTAGCACTCATCGAGAAAGTTAAAGCAAAAGATTCAGAAGCTGAATTTATATTTACAGGTGATTTTATAGATCGTGGACCAAAATCTAAAGATGTTTTGGGGTATATCTTGCCAAGAATCGAGAGTGGAGAGTTCAAAGCTGTTAAAGGGAATCATGAAGAAATCATGTATAATGGAATATATCATCCATTTGGTTCAAATTGGGATGACAATGGCGGCATAGCAACCAGACAATCGTATTCCGAGGATACAGACCTTATGAAAGAGCATGCCAATAAAATAACAGACCTTCCATTATACTTAATTTTTGACGATTGTCTTGACAATAAAGGTAGAAAGCTTTTGGTATCTCACGCATTTTGTGCCGATTTTATTGACGAATATTTACATTTCACTGTCGGTGACAAGGATGAGCGAGAAAAATTCAGAGATGATTATGATGAGAAATATGGGTTAATGGCAAGGATTGCTATAACCAAAAAAGGAGATTTATTCAATTGGAATAGAAATCTTCCTGAAAAAGATGATACAGGATATTTTAACATCACAGGACATAATATTACCGAACATCTTTTGGATAGGTATATAAGTATAGAAGGCTATGATGAAGAAACAGAAGTGATTGTTAATAAAGACTTAGGTTATGCTTGTATAGACACCGGCGCATTTATTAATAGCAGGCACAAAGTAACATTTGGAGGAAAAATGACAGCAATTTCATTCCCCGGTTTAGAGGTAATACAGCAAAAAAATATCGATGAATTAGAATAAGAGAATATAATGCCAGAAAAAACGGAAATTGTGGTTTCTGTTCTGAACAGAATTTTTACAATTAAAAGAAAAAATTCATATATAAAGATTGCATTAAAGAAGAATATGAGTTTATGTATAATGACGAATTAAAATTTCCTGCAAATCTTCAAAAGACTTTTTATAAGAAAAATGGGAAAATTAAGCAATTCTTTGATATTATAGAAGATATAAAAGCAATATATAGTGAAAAAGAAAATCTTATAAGAATAACTTACTTCCTAAATAAAAAGGTATAAAAATATGAAAATTAATATAGAAGTAGACCTATTTAAAGAAAAATGGCATTTAGCTGATAGGGGCGAGGATGTTTATACTGATGGAAAACTTAAAGGAATAATTTTTTATGAAGATGATTCTTATATTGTAATAGAATTAAAGGAATAAAATGGCATTACATATTAACCTGTATGGTGCTCCTGGTAGCGGGAAAAGTACGAATCGTTCAAGGTTATTTTACGAACTTAAAAAAAGACAATTAAAAGTTGAAGAAGTTGTAGAATATGCAAAAGAATTGACATATGATGAGAATTTTGTCCAATTAAGCAATCAAATACTTATGCTAGGAAAACAGTTTCATCCACATTTCGTTCTCGATAAAAAAGTAGATTATGTCATCACCGATAGTCCTTTTGTTATGGGAATAACTTATATGGACGATAAACTAAGTTATTATCCTGAAGCAAAAGATTTAGTATTATCGATGAATGAACATTTTAAAAGTCTGAATTTCTTTATTGATAGAAACCATAAATATCAAGAATTTGGCAGAAATCAGACAGAGGAAGAGAGTGATGAAAAAGCAAAAGAAATAAAAGATTTTTTGGATGAATCAGGAATAGAATACATATCTGTAAAATCAGGCGAAGAATTTATAAATTTAGCTTTAAATAAGATACTAAGTAAGGAAAACAAATGAATAATAAAATTTTAGTGCTGGTTGGTTTTTCTGGAGCAGGAAAAGATGCTATAGCAGAAAAACTTAATAAAGAATATGGGTTAAATTTTGTGACTTCCCACACAACTAGACCAATGAGGGATTATGAGTCCCAGGGAAATCCTTACTGGTTTATAGACAAAGAAACTATGTTGAAATATGAAGCTGAGAGTTCACTTATCGAGTGTAGGAAATATGAAACCTTAGTTAATGGTAAAAAAGATTTATGGTATTATGGAGTCCATAATGATGAGATTCAAGATAACAAATCTTATGTTGTTGTGCTAGATATGCTTGGCGTGAGGGAATTCAAGAAATATTTTGATGATAGGGTTGTTTCTATATTTATCAGAGTACCTGATAATATTAGAGAAGAAAGGGCAAAACTTAGGGGTTCATTCGATAAGACAGAATGGGATAGGCGATTAGAAGATGATAAAAAACAATTTTCTCAAGAAGATATAGACAATGAATGCGACTACTTAGTAGAGAATATAAACTTAGATAAAACAATCAAAGAAATTGTAAGTCACATTAATCTTTAGCTTTTATCTCATATAGGTTTTGAAGTACCATATGAATTTGATCAATTTTATAGTTTATAAGTTTTTGTTCTTTATCCATCTCATATACCGTGCTTCCCATATACATTAGAATGGCCAATATAACACTAGTTAAAATTTTATTGAAATCTATTTCCATTTTCGGGTGTCCTTTTTATAAATATTTATAAATTTACACTACAAGATAATATGAGGTAATAAAATGACCATAGATAATAATCCTACCCTTGATTCAGACAATAATACTTTTACTGTTCAAGATAACATAGATACATCAGAAGAAGTTTGTATTAGTATAAATGGACTAATAGGAATCACATCTGATGATATTACAGATATTACAGATAATGTTATTACAGTAAAAAACTCTTTAGATATAGATTATAACAATGACATTTTTTATGTTATGTACACGTCTCAGTAATAGTATATTTTACATTAGTAATAAATAAATCATCTGTTCTTTCTGTGCTTGAAGTATCGTGAAATTCTATAGGATTATTTCCTGTAATAATATTATTGGCTGTTTCAGTATCTGATTCATGTCTTATTGGCGTCAATAAAAAATCTTGAGATATTCTATTTGGTTTTACCAATATTAATTCTGTATAATTATCATAAACTTCATTCCATCCATCATCATAATCCTGAAATATAATAACCTCTTTATTTGCTTCATCACCTTCAAAAGGAGAATTACTCACGCTTTTATAAGTATGTTTTTGCTCTGATGTACCTATGTCTATATCTCTATATGCTACAAAAGCATCATTACCATCATTATCTGTGTCCGAAATCTCATAATCATATTGTAATAGCACAGCTTTGCCATTAGATGTGCTTTCATTAGTAAATATAATTTCAGGACCTGTTACAAATTCTTGACTATAAGAAAATAAAGGATTAATATCATATTTAGTTGTATATATAGTATAAGAATTATCAAATTCTATTAATGAAAAGCCGTTATCCCATCTTATTGTGTCCTGTGATAAAGTGTGATTTTCATTTGAATTCACTTTTTCTGTTATTTCTTCTGTTCTCCCTATATTCAACCATGTCTGTAAATTATCTTCTCCTCTTTTATCAGTTGTCATAGAATTATCTTCATATCTGTCTGTTAGTGACCAATCTATATCTATTATTCTATTTTCATTATTTGTACTATTATCTATAAAAGATATTTCTGTATTTCTATCAGGCACACTATTAGTATATGTGGCATTTGGAACCAAATCAGAATAAGGAATTGTTTTTATGGTTTTTGTTAAGTTTTTGTCTCTATTAAAGTAACCATCATTATAATAAAAAATTATTTCTACATCATGATCTCCTATGCTCCAATAATTTATTTCTGGTTTATCTTCCATATCATTATCTAAAAATTCATCTGCATTTGTTTCATCTTCAGCAAAAGTATCTCCTCCTATTGTGTCGATATTTGAGAAATTATCTTTTGTTTTGTCATTTGAAAAATGCCAATCTATACTAAGGTTCCTTGAACTGGTTTTTGAGTATTCTTTATTATAATAATCAGACAAATAAGAACTGTTAATAAAAGTTACTGTATCATCTCTTCCTACTATATCTTTATTTGTGCCCAATCTTGAAGTATAATTAAATATTATATTAGGTATAAGCACAGATGCTGTTAATGTTCTTGTTTTGGTTGATTGTATCTCATCATAACCATCATAATATGTTATTATATTCTCAATTTCAAAATCACCATCCTTTTTTACATAAAATGTTGAAACATTGGTAAGATTATCTTCTGTATATTCGAACTCTTCTGTGTCATCTTCTGTGCTATCATCTGTATATGATGCATACTTTTCTTTCCTAATCTCATAATAATCTTTTGTTACTATATCCTGATTATTTTGAGGACTAAATATAGATGTATTAAACACTGAAACCATATCATTATCATCAACAATATTTTTTTCTTTGCCGTGCCTATCTGTTTCCCAGTAAAAGTTATGAGTTATTGAGTATTTTTCTGAAGTATAATCTTCTGTAATACTTTTCTGAACATCTTTATATCCGTCCCAATACACAAGCTCTTGTGTTATAGACCAAGTATTGTCTGTGTCGTGATAATATTTAACAAAAAAATCTATTTCTTTAAAATAGTCATCCTCTTTATCATCATCGTCATCATCTGCAGAAAAAGAGTAACTTTCATTATCATCTGAACCGTCATTTTTCTTTTTTGTGATAGTATAATCAAGGGTTTTCCATTGAGAATTACTGCCATAATCTTGAGAAGCGTTATCAAAATTTAAATTTTTGAGAGTAACTAAATCATCATCACCCAATGGAACATATGTATTGTTGACTGTATACTCTTTTTGAGCGATAATGGCAATTTTTTGTGTAATATTATATGTATCAAGGAAAGGGTCTAATTCTTTTGTTTCAGTAAAATCATCAAAACCATCATTCCAATTTATTTTGAGAGTTATTTTTTTATCATCATCTGACATAAAATATTTTGTTGGTTCAAAATTTTCATCTTTCCCTGTATAGGTATCTGTGTTGCTCGAACCATCTTGGTTTGTATCTGTTATTTCCCAATCAAATGTTGCTTGTATTTGATCCCAAGTATCTCCATAATTTGTGCTACTTAATTGGGATGTTGTAAGTTTGTCATCATTGCCCACACCTATATGTTTATCAGAATTTAATAATTTACTAAAAGTATAATCAAAATCAATACTTGGTTTATTGTATAATATATGTTCATCTTTTGTTACTTCACAATAAAATCCCAAGAAATTATATGGTCGCACTACAATGGTATAGTCCCCTGCATCAATATATGAGTATGTATTATTTTCAGTTACATTTTCTTCAAAAGAATTTTCTTCATAGTTATATATAGTTTTTTCAATATTCAAACCCAAATAAATATTTTGCCCTGAGTTTGTAATATTTTGATATAAATCACTTCTATCAAAATTTGGATCATCAAAACTTCCTTGGTTAACAGTACTATTATTAGTTACAGTAAAAGAATGTCCCGTATAATTAACAGTTGGTATAGAAATATCACAAACTGGTGATTTGGCATCAAATATTGTAAAATCTTCAGACCATGAACTAGAGCTTGTATCAATAGTATGAATGAAATTAACACATTTTGTTATAGTGTTATTTTCTTTTGAAGATTTGTCATTATTATCAACATCCCCATCAGAAACCCATGCACATATAAGAACTTTATCTCCTGTCTTTATGATACCCTCTGAGGTCAAAAAAGAATCATCGCCAAGGTTAAAAGAAACTTTACCATTACCAGCTGTTAGCCTTATATCATTATCCCATGATGATTCACTTGAGTCACTATCTACTTGTATGAAATAAGCATGTACCTTGGCTTTTTCAATGTTGTCTCCTAACTCATCAAGAGCGTGACAGGATATATCGTAATTTAATGACATTTATTGTCTCCTAAAACCATATTTCTAACAAATCATCTGTTTTTGATAAATCTGCGTCAGGATATATGTATATTAAAATACCTGTTCTTAAGCCTGCAGGCAAATCTTCTAGTTTATTATCTTCGTCCAGTGATGTTATTGTGTCTGAATCAATATAACAGTTACTTAAAGTAAAATTATTAGGATTATAAACAACATAATCATTATCATCAGGATCCCCATATTCTGTGCCGTCAGTTAATGCTTCCCTATATAATGATGAATTTGTGATATGTTCGGCATCTCCGCACCAAGCAGGGGATGTATTCCCTACATTAAATGTCCTATATTTCCCTGAATCTGTTTCATATGTTTGTATTTCCCTTACTATCGTATTAGCAGATACCCCATAAACATCTTCTATCTGATCAATAAATAGATTTTGCACATTCGCCAAAATACCTTCTTTATAATCTATTTGTGATTCATCTTTATCCCACAATGCTTCTTTTTGTCCTTGGTATGAAATTAGATTGAAACCTTTATTTAATCTCATCAACCCTGTACCACTATAATCTGATGCTGCATCTGTGCTGCCATCTGAATCATAAATTATATAAAGAAAATCACCATCTAAAGGCGCATTATAAAAATCAAGAGTTTTATTATCTTCATCAACAGTATAACCATATACTTCAGAATCATCATCTTGTAATGCCAACATTTGACCATTAATAAAAATGGTAACTGTACCACCAATAAAAGTATCAGGTAAATCCCATGAAGTTATTGTGCCATCTGGTTGAGTTGTTGGATTGTATCTTTTTAACATTTCTTCTCCATGGTTTTTATAAATATTTATAAAAATAATGGAGGTTCAATATGGATAACATTTTTACTTTATCAATAGATAATTACCCTAGGGTTGATTATCCTTTTTTATATACTGAGTATAGTATAAATAAAGAAGAAGAAATTAGTATTAGTATTAATAATTTTATAATATTTGGCAAAGATGATATCGTAAGTATCAATGATAATATCATTGAATTTCCTAATAATATAAAATTTGCCAAAAAAGATAATATTGTGGTGATATACAACAAAATATAAATAAAACAAAACAAGGAGATTAAAATATGGAGAATCAAGACTTACAAACTCTTAATGAAGAAAATTTTATGGTAGATCAACCGAAATTAATTGGTGCTATAGATAGAATTTTAATAAAAAGGAGTTTGGCAAAAAGAGTTTCAGACGTTCAACCTATGACAGGTCCTGTGGGAATAATTACAGGTGCTCAATGGGATAAAGATACAGGAACATTGACATTAGCAAAAGCTGATATCAATGCCGAAACCAAAAAAATTAGGACCGAATTCACAGTGGAGGCTCTACAAGACTTGGAGAGCATATACAAAGAAAATTTTTATGATGTTCTTGCTCATTATTTGGTTGATGAATTAGTTTATCAATTAGATGACAGTTTTTTAACAATGGTTAAAGATAGGGCAAGCACAAAAGCAACATTATCATTTGCCGGGGCAGATTTTGATAACTCTTTATGGGCTGTAGGCCAAAGCATTTCAATCACAGTTAATAAAGGTTTAGCTGATTTGCCAATCTCAGATAATAGAAGTCCTTTAGGATGGGCTATTGTATCATCAAATGTTGCCAGTTTACTTGCAGGTACTTTAAATGATTCAAATTCTGAAGGACTTGATGACGATAGTCCTTCTTACCTTGGTAGAATTGCTGGAGTAGAGTATTATATTGATTATACTCATCCTAATGATGGCACTGATTCTGTGATATTTGGTATCAAAGGAAATGGATACTCTAAAGGTTCTACTATTTACTCTCCCTATACAATGCAATGGATAGATGCTATTAATCCTGATAATGGAGAACAAATCTTCTTCTTGCTAAATAGAAGTGGGATAGCAATAAATCCTTTAGATGAAAAGATGTATAATGCAGGCAATGGTGTTAGTGGTTTCCTCGGAAAGTTTGACGTTGATCTTAATGATCTAGCCATATTTAAGTAAGATTTAACTATTGGTTAAATATAATTATAAAAGAAAAAAGAGGGAATAAAATGATAACATTTAGTGAATTTATAAATGAGATAAATGAGGCAACAAAAGAATATGTACTATATAATACAGATTACAAAGAATTATGGATAACATATGCTGAAGGTTCAGGAATGACAGCGCAACTTCCAGATTTGAAAAGATATTTTAGTTCTGACAGTTCAGATACTGAACATTATGATGGCATTGTTAGGAAATTGGTTAAATGGTCAGAAGTGACTAAGCCTATGAAACAAACAAAAAATCAAAAAGTTAAACTTTTTGAAATACCAACATATCCAGCAACTCGGGGATCAGGAAAACAAGACCTATGGGGTGGGAATATTAAGCCTAATGGGAAAATGTATATGATTATTACGCGAGAAAAAAGTGATATTGTAAACTTCTTTGATAATAAAAACGAAGCAATGGCTTGGATTAAAAGCATTTCTTAATTTTTTATAAATATTCATAAAAAGGAGTCCCTATGGAAACTATTTATGAATCTTCTACATACACAGACTCCTTTCAGCACATAGGAAATTGTGCTGAATCAGGAAAAACAATTCAACAAACAATCACAATAGACGACGGAACTGGAAAGTTATATGATTATGTTCTCACTAAAGATATAGAATGGAAAGAGTATACAATCCAGCCAGATTTTAATGTTAATCCCACTGAACCTACAATCATTGATAACACAGAAATTATACCCACTATAAATGACCCTTATGATATTGTGCAAGAGGATGGTGTTGACTATGATTTTTCTGAAGATGGAACTTCATTAAATCACCAAGAAGATGAGACAGTAAGACAAGTTTTAAGTGTACCAAGACTTCAGACAGTAATTCAAACTGTAAGATACTTCACAGGATGGGAAATAAAAACCAATAGCATTTCAAAAAATATAGAGAAAACAAATATTCCACCTGAAGCATGTAATGAAGAAAATATTTCATGTTTTACTGTACCAACTGCCATATATACAAGTTGTTCTACTGACCAAGAAGATAATCCTCAAAACCTTAGAATTGATTGGGAATTATATTTAGATTTGAACTCATATATAGAGATATCAGAAGATGAAAATGGGAATGAAGTGAGAACTGTTGTATATGATGAAGATAATCAGGATTGGTCATTGCAAACTTCACTTGATAACAATACTGTTTTTAGTTGGACTTATAATAATGAAGGTAGGTATAAATTAATAGAAATAGCCACTGATACAGATGGAGATAGTAGTAATGCTGTAAGAAAATATAATATAGCATTCCAAAAATGCGACGACACTGTGGCAGAAGATCAGACAATACAGGCTTATGGGGAAATAGAAGTGGAGGGAAATACATGGCAACTTTGTGCTATTCCAATGGTAAACGGGTATTGGGATAAAGATAAACATAAGATAATAAATAATAAAAATAATCCTGTAAGAAGTACAATAAAAAATGTTATAATAGACCAGGTAGAAGATGTATATGGTACCAATGCCACAGAGTATATAAAAGTTATCAATACAACAGCTGTTGGAGATTTAGAAGGAACAATGTATAACTATATCCCAGGTGTAACTAAAGGAACTTCAGTTCACAATTTCAATCTTGTACAAATAGATGATGATAATGATTTGGCTGATGATTTAATAAAGTATGAAATATGTGGTTTTTGGATAAAACCTAATGGGAGAGATTTTAAAATAAAATGGGGAGTAATAGAATGATTAAATTTAAGGACTTTATAAGCGAAAACACAGAAAATGTTGAGGATTTAATACCTGAATTAAAAGGATTTGTAGAAGAATTATCAGGATATGTTTTATATAATGATGATGAATCAAGAGACAATCTTCTTGTGTTTTTGAGGAAATATAAGAAAGAACTTCAAAAATTAAAGGTGATAAAAAAATTCAAAAAACTGTATAGAGTTACCTCATTAAAAGATGAAAAATCATATAAGTATAGAGATTTAACATCAACAACAAAGAAGAAATATACAGGAGAATACCTAGAAGATGTAAAAGGCATGATAGGACAATATACTAATACAAAAAATAAAGATTTTTATTGGGCAGAGATAGATAATACAGAAGGTTTTGATTTTAATGTCTTTGGGAAATTATTTCAAGGTAAAAAGAAGTATTATATAGGAAAATATGATGGTCCTGGTGATATGACTTTTGATGTTTTTTATGATACTATAAAGGATTTGAAAAAACAAAATGAAGTTATTTTATTTGAAAAATATAATATAAGTAATTTAGAAAAAATAGAATAGGAGACAATATATGTCATTAAACATAACATTAGCAGGAACTATCTATAATTCTAATAATGACCCGTCGGATGCTTCTCTTCAAATTTTTGTAAATAATACAAATAATGGTTTAACAAAATGGTCAAATGTTTTCGGCACAGAAGATGCTGACTATTCAAAAAACCTTGGTGACGGGGATATATCCTCTCAGGATAACACCCTAGGATTAGCAAATGCCTCAGGCGAATTTATTTTGATAGCTGTGTGGTTAGACGGAGATAGAACAAGCACTGACAATATTCCGTCAGAATTTGCATATATAGTACAAGAATTAAAAGGCGAAGACGTATATGTACAAGACATAAAACTCAACAAACCAAATAGTATTGAGTGTTCTGATTGGAGCCTAACAGAAAAAGTTAATTCTGGCGGAAATATAATAGCATTAAATAACAATACCAATGAAATATCTTATATGGAATTTGATATAAAACATTTTTTGTATCAAAAATATAATAATGAAACAGTATTTGCTTTTATGGGCACAAATACTATTGAGTATAACTTTAATGATGAAGGATTTATCTCAGGGAATGTCTATACCACAACAGATGCAGGTGATATTATAGTGCAAATAAAAGTAACAGATTATTTTGGCAATGAATCTATATGCGAAAAAACCATATCTGTTTATTATGTTGTTGAGACAGGATTTCTCGATTATACAAAACCTTATTCTGTTGGAGATGAAATTAAAATTGAGTCAAATCCATCAGGAAATATAGAGCAAATAATAAATACAGAATTTCTATTTTATGATGAGACCGTAACAGCAGAAGAATTTACAAGATTATTAGAAACATACGGAGAAATTCCTGTAACTCAATACATAACTTATTTTAATGGTTATCAGAATATTACTATTGAAGAACAAAAAACATTTATAATGGATAATATTCCACCTGAAATGACTCTTGAAGTGTTAAAAGAGCCTGATGGAACCATAGAAAATTCAGAATATGTCTTTGCACATAATGGCATAGATACAGATGGAACAATAGAAAAAGTAGAATGGCAAATCTGGAGAAATAATCCTGATATCAATGGCAATGAAAATTGGTCACTCTATTATACTACAGGGTCTATTTCTGATTTATCAGATTGGACTTTTGATGTCAAAGATGTAATTGGTGAGTTAAAAGTAAGAGCAATTGTGTATGATAATTTAGGGGCTTCCGTTTATGAAGACTTTTTGATCGATGCTTCTTGTGATAATTTATTAATCTCTTTTGATAATATTGATTGGAACAAAAAAATTAATATTATTGATTTTGCCCTTAATATAGAAAAAAGAACTTGGGAAAATAAAATACATAAAATGGTATGGAACATGACACCCAAAAAAATTCAATGGGAAAATAAGCCAATAACTGTTTTCTGGAAGACAAATGTTATTTCAAGAGAATGGAAATATAAAATTTATTTCGATGTATAATAGGTTTATAAATAAAACAAAAAGAGGACTAAAATAATGAAAACATTTAGTGAATATATGACGGAAGCTATCAAGAAAATGTCAGATGATAAAATCGACTCTTATATAGCAAAAGAATGGAATGGAAAGGCTGCTACTTATTTCTATGATGCAGAAGCTGTTATGGAAATAGCTGCAGTACTAAAACAAGATGATGTAGTGGTAACCAAAGATATGAAATTCTTTCATATTCCTGAAATATCCGATAGAAGATTAAACAATCAAATAGCGAAAATCTTACTAAAATATAATGTCATAGAGGCATAAGGAGATTAAGCAATGGAAGAAATTTTATTGATACAAGGAGATTCCTCAGATATTTGGGAATTTTCGTCAAAACAGGTCTCAAACTTACCATCAAATTGGGAGGGTTCTTGGGTAGTTTCAGATACTCTTGGCGGGACTCCTATTTTAGAAGGAACCTTGACCAAGAATGAAAATATCTATAATTCTGATTCTCTAATAGGAGAAGATTTTAGAAAAACATATAAAATATTTGAGAGCACAGGATTAGAAAAAGTTGTTTTCAATGATGATGTTATTTCTGGTGCAGATAATGAAATATGTACAGTAAGCGGTAGAATGTATCATGATAGCACAGATGCAGATGGAAATGCCATCGAAGTTCCTGAGGCAGATAGGTACATTACAATCACGCTAAAAGGTGTTTTTGTTGATTTTTCAAGAGAGATGAGAATTAAGACAGATGCAAATGGGAATTTTACTCATGATTTTAATATCGGTGCTACCATAAAAACATCAGCAGATTCATTTTTTATCTTTCAAATAATGCCATTACAATCTCAACAACTGACAGCTGGCACAACATATGTATTAAGTATCGAAGTGAGAGAATTAGATGGAAACGGAGAACCGATTTTCAGAAGAGAAGTTTTAACTGCTAAGTTAAAAATGTTACAACAAGGTGTTTTTTAACTTATAAATAATAGTATATAAGAGGTTTTTCTGTTATATACTATATAGTCTGACGAGAGGATATAGTATATAACAGAATTAAGTCTGACGAAACTCTTATAAATTTATTTTTATAGGATAACTACATGAAAAATAATCAAAAAACAAAAGACAAAGTATGTCTGTATATAGCAACTCACAACAAAACAGGACTTAAATATTTTGGCAAAACGACTACATATTTTACCCAAGAAGATTTACAAAAATATTACCACGGGTCAGGAACTTATTGGCTAAATCACCTAAGAGTTCATGGAGATGATGTCACTATGAAAGTGTATGGTATATATAATTTGGATGAAGTTGAAGAAATGGCATTGAAATTTAGTGAAGAAAATAATATAGTAGAATCAAAAGAATATGCTAATTTAATTTCTGAAAATGGTTTAGATGGATGGACAAAAGGAATGACACACTCTCAAGAAGCGAAAGAAAAAATGAAGATAAAAGCAAAAAACAGAGACGAATTTAGTGAGAATAGAATAAAAGGTAGAATATCAAGAAAAGAAAAATTAAAAAATTACAAACCAACAGAGATGACCAAGGAAAAAATAGCAAAATCTTGCAAAAAATACATAAAAACCGAAGAACACAAGAAGAATTTGAGTATTTCTTTGACTGGACATAAGGTCACCGAGATTACAAAGGAAAAACTAAGTGAATATATGACAGGTAGGAAAAGAGGAAAATATAACATGAAGAATAAACCAAGAAAGGTACAAGAAATAGTTACTTGTCCTCACTGTAATAAAGAAGGGAAAACTTCTGGTATGAAAAGGTACCATTTTGATAATTGCAATTATAAATAATACAAAAGGAGTATTGGAATAATGAAAACATTTAGAGAAATTATTAATATTAACGAAAGCAAAAAGTCAGATAAGTTAGCAATAGAGATAGACAAAAGCATTGAAAAAATAGATGATAGTATGTCAATAAAAGATTTTGCTTTATCTGTCTCAAAAATTGTTAAAGATGAGTATGGAACACATAACTACAGTGAATTTATAGAAATAATAAAAAAAGAATTAGGAGTTAAATAATGAAAAGTTTTAGAGAAATGCTTGAAGATAAGGCACAAGACTATGAAAATAATGATGAAGATTGGACAAAACAAGATTTAATTGAGCTTATACAAGAACAAGACCTAGATGACGATGACATAGCGGAAATAACTGAATTAGTCATGGAAATCATAGAGTATGGAGAGTTTGATGACGATGATTTTGACCCTGATAATTTCGATTGGGATAATTATGACTGGGATGACGATTTTGATAAAGATTTAGGTGAAAGAATGTCAAATAAAGCCAAAAAAGATGACGCTAAGAAAAGAAGAAAACCCGCATTCAAAAGGGCAATGAAGAAAAAATTAAAATGTCAGAAAAAATTTGCAGAAAAAATCAAAAAAACAAAAAAATCAGGCATTCCTATGGTTTGTAATGTTAAAGGAAAACTTGTAAAAGGAATGAATAGAGCAGAAAGAAGAAAACTGGCTAAGAGCAGAAAGAGAAATAAAAATAAGATTATTAATTAAAAAAAAGGGATAAATATTGAATAATAATATGCAACAAAGTATGCAATCTAAAGCAAAAGAATTAGATAAAATTGATATATATGAAAAAGAGTTTTATAAAATAATAGAAGATAAGAATATTGAAATATCAAAACCAGCTGATGTGCAAAAGGTTGAGAGAATATTTAGCAAAACTCTAAATGATATGCTAAAAATAATAGAATCTGACAAATTCAATGATGATGAGAAAATAATCTTGTCATCAAGGTTTATTATAGATTTTCACGTTAGATTTGCCGAAAAATATAATTTTAATCCTTATGAAATATCAAGCTATTTTGGAAAATATAATGAAGAAATATTTGAAAAGGCTGTAAGGGATATAAAAAAGTTTGTATAAACACATAAACGCATAAATTTTATTTCTATTTAAGGTTATTATGTTATAATTATAGCAATAAAAGAGAATAAAGGATAGCTTTTGAATAACACAATTACTTTTATAGACATAGACGAAACAAGAAAATCTCACATAAGTGCCTAAAAATCATACATATTGAGTTAGCACCTCTTAATGTATCGCCAATATAGATATGTATGAATATGTGTGCTTATATGAGCTTTTAAAAAGCTAAAAATAAAATAGGAAAGTAAAAAATGAAATATATAATTGATACAGAATTTAAACCCGGAGAAAAAATTAATGTGCTTATAGATCATGAAATAAATGAGTATATGATAAATACAGCAGAAACAAAAATTATTCAAACACTAGGTTTTGAACGTGTATTTACTGAATATACAATTGCAAGAACAAGCGTTTTGGAACGCAATGATTATTTAAGGATAAGTGAATTTGATTTAAAAAACATAGTAAGATAGCAAATAACCCTTACGAACTACAAGATGGCGAATATTTTTATTTCTCTGAGTTTGTAAGTTCTGAATTATTCGTAAACACTTCTATACCAAATCAACTTATGATAGATATACTAAAAAAATTAGTTCAAAACAACAAATTCAAAGGTTTATTTGCTAACAGCAAGACAAGATTTTGGCGATAAAGATAAATTTCTTGAATTCTTAGTAAAACATGGTATTGAAGCTGGACACAAAGATGACCAAAAAGTCCATGTTATCAAAGCAGGAAACATCCCAGGATTGGATAATGCAAGAAAGAAATATAATAGTTATATGGGACCAAAAGACAGCACAGGATATTCAGGACCAAAACAACCAAAAACTAGATGCATTCAAGGATAAAAAATGGGTAAAATAATTAAAGGTTTAAGAATAAACCAGGTACCGATGGAAAAATACATTAATAAAGACGAGTACACATCACAGTATAATGATGATATAATCTCTGAATATGAATTTTTGTTCCTCGAGGATGGGAAATTGTATTCCGAATGTTTTGCTTTAGAGGAAGGAGAATGTTACTCAGGATATTGTGGAGCAGAATGGATTCATTTATCAAATAAAGTTCCAGTGCAATCTTTAGGAACATTGCATTATATACCAAAAGGAAAATTGGAAGTAGATTCCATATTCACCGACTATGACGGAAATGACTATTTCACTATGTATATAAATGACTGTAGGTATTATCCTTCTGCCAATATTACAATAAAATTTGATAGTTGGATAGACACAAAAAGAGGTAAAGATAATAAACAAATCTATATCTTTTCGGGACCATCAGCAATAGGAAAATCATTCATTGCTAACAGCACATCACTAAAAGTTTTTGAAACTGATGCTGATCCTTTGTTAAAATTAGATGTATCATATGATATTATTGTGATTGGAAATAAGTACACTTATAGTGTACAAGAAATAACAGAATATTTTATGGGGCAAAATGTAGAGTTTATTTTGGTGGGATTTAAAAATATTAATGAAGATAATGAAGATAATAAAAACAAGGAAGTGAAATAATGTTAAAAGATTATATTTTAGGAACAGAAATAGTAGAAAAAGGAAATTTCCATCAGGCAAACATTAGTATGCTTTTATCAGATTTTGGTTTGATTGAGGGAGATGATTATCTAAAATTTGGGGGAGTTGTGCTTATAAACAAAAAAAGTCTATTATTGCCTAATTATATTAGAGAAGTTATTGAAAATAATGAATTCACCGATTTATCAAAGTACCTTCCAAAAGTATATTTTATGGATATCCTTGAAAATCAAACTTCTAACATTAAAGATAAATTTAATGAAGTAACTATTAGTTCAAAGAAATTTGTCCAGATTGATGATGAATTACAAAAACTATTTAACAATAATAATCTTATCAAAACTACAGTAGATAATTCAGAATTGTCTGAATTGATAGCGGATGGGTATATTAAAGGAAGTATAAAATTATCTAATAAAAAAACATTGGTATGGTATTAGGAGAAGTAATATGAGAAAATGGAATGATTACACACAATATAAATGCAAATGTGGAAAACCCACAGCAAGAGGGTCAGTTAATTCTAAAAGAAAAGATGGGACATATCCCCCGAGGGTATCTTGTTTGACAGGAAAACCAGTATGTGCTAAATGTTTCAATGATGATATTGGGATGGAAGCAACGAATCCATAAAAAATCTTCAGGTTGACCATATTGATGGAAATCCCACAAATAATCACGATTCTAATTTAATGGTTTTGTGTCCTATTTGTCATGCCACAAAGGGTAGAATTAATGGTGATAGTGCTTCGCCAGGCAGAAAAGCTTTGGGTGTTACTAAACCCGGAATTAGAACATTCTGAAAAATATAAATAAAATCATATTCCTTATATATTAAGCAAAAATAATATATAATACTATATATTAAAAAAGATATGATGTGGAGCAATATGACAAAAGAATATATAAAAAATAATTTATTAAGAAAAGATGGGAGATTAGATGGCAATAAGACCAAAAAGCTTCGTGAAACCAATGAAGCTTTATATTGTATTTATTTTGATGTCAAAAATCCTGTTTGTGAGTGTGGTAATAGATTAAAACTTAAGTCGTGGTCAAAAGGATTTAGATTATTTTGTTCGCCAGAATGTCAAAAAAGTAGCAAAAAAACTATTGAAAAATCAAGGAAAACCAGGCAAGAGACAGGCAATACATCAAAAACAATGAAGGTGGTTTGGAGCAACAGGAGCAAGGAAGATATTGCAAAAATTGTGAAAAATATAGAAAACACCAATATTGATAGATATGGTGCGCCTTGTATTTTATCTTTAAAGGCATTTAGGGATAAGATAAGGGAAACTAATATACAAAAATATGGAGTTCCTTGCACACTACAAAATAAGGAAATACAAGATAAAATAAAGAAAACTAATATCGAGAAATATGGTGTTCCTTGTGTGTTACAGAATAAGGAAATTATTAGAAAGAACTCTATTTCCACGAGGGAAACAAATATAAAAAATGGTAAATGGGTAGCTGATGAAGAGTTATCAGATTGGGGGTTATATAAAAGGATTGTTAGGAAAATTACTGAGCAGAATTATAGGAAATACAAGGAGTTTATTAATCCCAATAATATCAAAAGAGTTCTTGGGACAAAAGAAGGTGCTCATTTGGACCACAAATTCTCGATATTGGAATGTTTTAGACATAATGTTCCTTCATATATTGCTGGTGGAGTTAATAATCTTTCAATCATCAATTCAAAAGAAAATATAAGAAAATCATCAAAATGTAGCATTACTTTAGAATATTTATTAAGTAAATCTTTTATATAATACCATATATAAAAAGAGATGGACCAATAACATTTAAGTCCATTATAAACTATATGAAATAAAAACACGTTAAATACGATAAAATTCGTTAAACATAGGAGAAAAAAATATGGCAGGATTAGATTTTAGTTCGGGAAGTCTCGATTGGGGCTCTTTGGAGAAAAACTTAGGCGCAAATGTAAATTTAGGTGGAAAAAAGAATTATGATGATGATAGATTCTGGAAATTGTCAAGAGATGAAAATGATAACGGAGGAGCAATTATCAGGTTACTTCCAGATCCAAATGGCATACCATTTATTCAGAGATATAATCATGCATTTCAATCATTTGATAATGTAAACAAGAAAAAAAGATGGTATCTAAATATTTCACCTGAGACCATTGGAGAGCCTTGTCCAGCATCAGAGCTTTGGTCTGCATTATATAATATAGGGACAGAAGAAGGCAAAAAAGAGGCTAAGAAAATTAGTAGAAAAATTAAATTTATGACGAATATCAAGGTTATTAAAGACCCCGCAAATCCTCAAAATGAAGGTAAAATTTTCTTATGGGAATTCGGAACAAAACTAAAAGATAAATTTATGGCTGCACTTCAACCATCAGAATCAGAGATTTCAATGGGCGAAGAACCAAAACAATTATTCAATCCATTAACAGGATGTAATATTAAACTTAAGATTGCTAAAGTGGCAGGTTTCTTAAACTATGATGCAACAGAAATCATGGCACCGAGTTCAATTTATACTGATGCAGAAGAAGCAAAAGCAGATATTATTGAAAATGCTTATAAACTTGATGAATTCATGAAACCTGAAGCGTTCCAAACATACGAAGAACTAAAGAATAAGTTAAAATTTGTTCTTGAAGTGTATCAACCAGAATTCATTGATCCTATTCAGTTCAAAAATGTTGTTTCTGGTATTATTGGTACTGCAGTAAGCACAAACGCCAATACACCAGCTACTCAGGTAGCTCAGACAACACAACCAGTAGAAGAAACACCTGTACAGGAAGCATCAGTAGCTGAAACTACTCCAGTACAGGAAGCACCCACTCAACCCACACAATCCGCTTCAGCATCTGCTAGTTCAGATTTAGATTTCCTTGATGACCTTTAGGTCATCAAGGAAACTCACTGAGTCAAAGGACATAAAAAATAAAATAAAAGGAAACATATGAAAAAATCGATAACGATAGTGGATTTTAGTCACTTAAATATGAGAAACCTTTTTATTGCATTACAACAAGCAAAGCCCAGAAAAAAAGATGGGCTGTTTGTTACTGAAGATTTTATTCAATATCATAAATCTTTATTATTTAACTCACTTCAATTCATAAAAAATAAATTCAAAAATGAAATTATACTAGCAATAGATGGTCAAGATAACTGGAGAAAAAGATTTTATCCAGATTATAAAGCCAACAGAAGCAAGGCCAAAGAAGATAATGATGTAAATTTTGAAGAATTTTTTGAAGAAACAGATAAAATGTTAGAAAAAATCAAAGAGAATTTTCCTTTCAAGGTTTTAAGAGTGAATGAGGCTGAAGCCGATGACGTAGCAGGCACAATAGCAATAAAATATGGAAATGATATGGATATTACACTTGTGACATCTGATCATGACTGGTTACAGGTTCAGGCACACAATAATGTTAGAATGTGGGACCCAATAAAGAAAGAAGATCAGTTTTTATCTGATTTTGAAAAAGAAATAATCCAAACAGATTTTGGTTTAATGTCAAGATTTACAATTATTCATGGATTGATTGGTGATAAGGGTGATAATGTACCAACAGTAACAGGAATGTCTCATTTTAGTGACGAATTTATTGGTTATCTAAAAGAGAACAATATAAATTCAGAATGTGTAAAGACAGTCACAAAGATGGATATATGGGATGAACTTATAGAAAATTATGATATTTATGATATTGTAAAAAGTGGCAAGAAAAAAGGTGAATTTAAAGATACAAAAAATATCTTTAAAACAAAACCTTATGGTATAAAAAAAGCAGAAAAACATTGTATATGCAATGACTCACTAAATGAATTTTTTAATGAGCATAATATGTATAAAGATAATTTTGCTAGGAATAAAATTCTTGTTGACTTCACTGAAGTCCCTGAAGATGTACAAGAAAAAATTATTCAGGAATTTAATAATGTGCAAGTAAATTATAATCCAAATGGAATATTAGAATATTTTATGGAGGAAAAACTTCCTGTGCATATTAATAATGTTAATAAATTTTACAGTGCCAAATACGAAACTCAAAACACCAAGTCATTAGATGATTTTTTTGATTTTTAATTGTAATTAAGACTGAAGAGCTAGTTTGGTAAAACTAAAATTAGCCCATTCTTCGGTCTTATCTATTGTAATATTAATAAGTGAAGCCAATCTTTCAGGATACTTATATCTGTTTATCCTTACTAAAGCATGTTCATTTAATTTTGTTTCTTTGCTTGGTTGAATTTTTTTGTCACCAAGTATAGCAAGAGAGTTAGTAATGATGTAATTGCATTCAGAAATAGGATATTTATTTGATAATCTTTGGTAAGATTGTCTTACGAATTCATTTAGTATCTTATTAGACATATTATTCTCCCGTTTTTGATTGTTTATCAAAATTAAGAAAATTTTTGATAAAATATATAATAATATTTATAAAATAAAAAGGAGCCTTCATGGCACAATATCTCGATGAGATTGACAAAAAATACTGGCTTATGGTTCATCCTTATGACACTGTAGGTAATGTTGGCCCAGCTGATATTTCCGTATGTTGTCCAATATGTCATGAGGGTGGTTCCTGGATGAGAAAACACCGATTACATCTTTACATCAAATCTTCATATGATAATGCTGCAGTAAAATGCTTTAATTGCGAATATTCTACAAACCTTTATGGTTACCTAAAAGAAAATCACCCAAACGAATTTTCTCTATATGTCAATGAAAAAAGGGGTGCTGGACTGAAGACCCTAAAGAGCATTTTCAAAAACAAGGATAATGATCATTATCCTGATCAGGAGAAAGGAATGGATGAGATTCCGATTTTTGACACTGGGTTAAATTTTGATCAAAAACCTGCACAAAAAATAGACATTCAAAATGACAATATCAATGACGGTCACGAAGAGAAAGCCCTTACAAAAGATGAGATTATGTCATTTTCCTCTGGATTGGATTTTGGTGCTCCTTCTGTGTCATCTACACAACCACCAAAAGCGCCCAAAACACCAATAAATGATGAAGGTCTGTTTTTGGTGACCGAACCACCAGGCTTTACTGATATGCCTTCAGGACCTGGTGGACCTTCAGGGTATATTGAGAATCGGGGGATTGAGGTTCAGTCTGACTGGAGATACAGTCCTAAAGGGAATAAAATAAAATTTAATGGAGCATCACAAACACTATCAGAATACATCATCATACCACTCAAAAAAGGAGACCTATGGTATGGTTTTCAGGCATTAGCATGGAAGGAAAAAAGATTTTTTGTTTATATGGTTACGGGAAATTCAGGATATAAAGCATGGAATTTTTATGATGTTGACAAGGAAAAACCAGTATATATTACAGAATCTATATATGATGCATTGTCTAGTGGCCTAGACAATGTCATTGCACAACTCGGTGCCAATCTTGGGGATGACAGGATTCAGGAATTAAAGGAACCAATCTTCTGCCTTGACAATCAACGATGTGACCAAAAAGCACATGAAGAAACACTGAAATATCTTCAAAGAGGGTATAAATGTTTTATATGGCCTGAGGGTTCAGAAAAATTCAAAGACACTAATGACCTCAGAAAACTCAAGGTTCCATATGAAAAAATAGCAAACATGATAAAAAATAATATTTATCAGGGTATGATGGGAATCCTTAAATTAAAAATGATTAGAGTATAAATAAAAATAAAAGAAGTTTATATGAAAAATGATAGTATTTTAAAATTCTCAGAATTGCTTAGTAGTGTTTTAGAGGAAAAAGCAAAAGGACAATCCACTAAATCAATAGATAAAAATGCCTATGCTAAATTTGAAGATGTTGTGGGCTTGACAACCCCTAATAAGGATGAAAATGGTGTGCTTCAAACAAAATTTACTGCTCCACCTCTTTGGACGAAAATTATGAATCAGTATGATCCTAGCATAACAATACCAGGAAGCTCATATACTCATATTTTATTTCTTGATGAAATAACAAGAGCTTCAAAAAGAGTTATGAACTCAATCAGAAGTCTTATGCTGGAGAAAAAAGTAAATGCCAATTATGCTATACCAGATGATATGATGATAGTGACAGCATTAAATCCTACTGATACCGGTACTGAAGAACTTTCAGACCATCTTGCAGATGTTAATGGTTCATTAAACATATATAGAAAATTCTTGAAAACAATAGAAAAAAATGTATCTAATGATGTTTATTTAAGACTAAATAAACCAGTTAGTATGGGGTTAGTTATGAACCCTATA